GAACTAAAAACCAACATTGATGAAAGAATGGTAGTAGCACAGAGTAGTGCTGGTGCGTTAGGAAGAAAGACTGACGAACTAATTACTACTGCTCTTGATGGAACATCAAACCTATCAGGTAACTCTGACTCAGAGGGTTTAACACTAGCTAAGATAAATGGTGTATTTGGATCAATGGGTGAAGGCGATATACCTGATGATGGTGATAGATACTTTGTAGTATCACCTGATGGTTGGATTGATCTATTAGCAATCAATGCGTTTGCTGATGCAGACTTCATTGGACCAGATGAACTTCCATACAAAGGTGGTATGGTTGCTAAAAGATGGCTTGGATTCTTGTGGATGACACATAGTGGACTACCAGTAACAGGTGGTAGAAGACAATGTTTTGCATATCACAGATCTGGAGTAGGTGTAGCTATGGGTGCAGATGTAACCACAGAAATCAACTACATTCCAGAAAGAGTGTCTAATTTAATAACAGCATATATGAGTTTGGGTGTTGTCTTAATTGACGATAACGCAGTCTTTGAAGTGCAAATAACTGAATAGGGGGTAAACATGGCTTATACAGCAACTTCATTGTTTAAAGTCGGTGGTGCTAACCCTGGACTTTGGATATACAAATCTACTGATGCAGTCAGTACTATTGTTGGAAGTGGCTACTTTAGTAGTTCAACCAACGAGCTAAAAGAACATGATGTTATTATAGCAGTCGGTGCAACAGGTGGTACAGAAACAGTAGATGTATTAGTCGTAACAAGTGCGACAGGTGCGGCAACTGTTACAACAACTAACGGTACTTAATGGAGTAGGGGGAGGAAACTCCCCCTAACATTATATGGCGACAACAAAGATAGATATATGTGCAAGAGCATTAGTAATGATAGGAGCAAGTCCTATTAGTTCTTTTTCAGATGGCACAACAGAAAGTACAGTAGCAAGTAACTTGTACTTAGATACAATTAAAAATATGTTATCAAGTTATCGTTGGAGGTTTGCTAGTAAACAAGCACAACTTTCAAGATTAACTGATGCACCAGATCATAGATGGGATTCAGCATATCAATTACCATCAGATTTAGTAGGATTACATGGTGTGTTTGTAAATGATACACCTATAAAATTTGAAAGATACGGAGATATGGTTTATAATGATGCAGTATCTTCTGATACTGTGTATGCAGATTATACTTTTTATGATGAGTCAGCAACAAATCCTGAAGTATTCTTTCCACCATATTTTATATTCTCAGCAGAATTAGTACTAGCTTCTATATTTGCTTTTGCTGTAGCACAAAATACATCACTATCAGATTCATTAGAAGTAAAATCACAAAGACAAATAGCTTTAGCTAAAAACTTAGATGCACAACAAAGAACATCCAGTAGGTTACGTACTACTAGATTCACTAATACTCGTAACTCAACAGGACTTGGTAATATTACTGGAACTGTGGAGTAAGTGTGGCAAAAACTAGAGCAATACTAAGACAATTAAAAACAACTTTTCAGGCTGGTGAATTAGATCCTATGATGAACTTGCGTAGTGATACTTCTGCCTATACAAATGGAGCAAAGAAAATGCAAAATGTATCTTTGTTTTCACAAGGTGGTTTTAAAAGACGTAATGGTACAAAACGATATGCAAGTTTACCTGGCAATGCTAGACTAGTAGGTTTTGATTTTGATGATAATGAACAGTATATATGTGCATTTAGTAATACAAGAGTAGATATATATTATTTAGGAAACGATAGTTTAACGCAAACTATTACATCATGTCCTTGGGGAACATCTATTTTATTTGAAATGCAATTTACACAAGCTGGTGATACTATGATTATTACTCATCCTAGTATGGCAACACAAGTTATAACAAGAACAAGTCTTACAGCATTTAGTAGATCTAACTTTGCTTTTGATACTGATACAGAAAATGTATACCAACCATATTATAAATTTGCATCTAGTGCAGTAACATTATCATCAAGTGGTACTACAGGATCAGTAACAATTACATCTAGTGCAGATCATTTTAATGCTGATTATGTAGGTTCTTATATTAAAATAGAAAATACTACTTTAGAAATTACAGGACACACAAATGCAACTACAGTTACAGCTACAATAGAAGGCACATTGAAAAAAAAATTAATCAATGACCCTTTTACTACAGCAGTAGGTACAAAAACAATTACTGTAAATGATCCTTTACATGGATTAACAAATAATGCAAGTGTTACTATAGCTGGTGCTAATACAGTAGATACAATTACTGCTGGTAATATTAACGGAGCAAGAACCATAACAGTATTAAATGAAGATAGTTATAGTTTCACTGCTGGTGGATCTACTAATGCAGATAACACTGATGCTGGTGGTGGAACTGCTGTATTTATTACAAGTCCAAATCAAGCAAATACAGAATGGCAAGAACAAGTTTTTAGTACAGTAAGAGGTTATCCAGCTTCAGCAACATTTCATGATGGTAGGTTGTGGTTTGGTGGTTCATCAAGTTTACCAGATTGGTTATGGGCATCTAAAGTAGATCAATATTTTAATTTTGATCTTGGTGAATCAGATGATGCAGATAGCATACAATCTTCTATCGGTGCATCACAAGTAGCTGACATAAGACATTTACAATCTAATAGACATTTACTTATATTTACAGCTAATGGAGAATTTTTTGCTCCACAAGCTACACAATCTGTTTTAACTCCTAGTAATTTTACAGCACGTAGACAAACTACACATGGATGTAGTCATGTAAATATAAAAACATTAGAAGGTGGTGCTTTGTTTGTACAAAAGCATGGTAGAGCAGTAAGAGAATTATTATTTACAGATTTAGAATTATCTTACTCAGCTACAAACATTAGTGTATTAGCTAGTCATTTAATAAATACTCCAATAGACATGACTATATTACAAGGTACAGCAGAACGACCAGAATCTTATGCAATATTTATAAACACAGATGGTACTGCTGGTGTGTTTCATGCAGTTCGTTCTGAAAAATTAGCTGGTTGGACAGAATGGAAAACAACAACAGGTGCTACATTTAAAAGTATAGAAGCAGTAGGAAGTAGATTATTCTTTACAGTATATAGGAATTCAACTTATTATATAGAAGAAATGGGAACAGAAGAAAATACATTAGATCATTCAAGTACTTTTACAATAGGAAGTGCTGGTACTACATTTACAGGACTAAGTAATTATGCTAGTAAAACTGTAAATGTACGTAGTGGTGATTATCATATGGGTACATTTGCAGTAACTAGTGGTGGTGTATTAGAACTGTCTTCTGGATTCGATACTACAACTATTACAGTAGGATATGATTATGATGTAGAAGTAGAAACTATGCCAGTAGAAACAGTAGTAACAACTGGTTCTTTACAAGGTAAACCTAAAAGAATTAGTAAAGTAGTATTAGGTTTAAACTCTGCATTAGCTACTACTATATCAAATAACAAACTTACACTTAGACAAGTAACAGATGATTTATCAAATGCACCTACACCAATAACAGGTAAAAGAGATTTCTATTTGTTAGGTTATAATAAAGATGCGACAGTTAGTATAACACAATCAGATCCTTTACCAGTAAGAATAACAGGATTAATTATGGAGTATATGTTTTAATGTGTGATCCAGTATCAGCGGCAGTAGCGGCAACAGCAATAACTGCTGGCTCTCAAATATATCAAGGAAAAGTTCAAGCAAGAATGGCAGAAAACAGTAATGATTTGATGAAGTTTCAAACATCTGAACAAATTACTGAAGTAAAAGAACAAAAAAGAATAAATGCAATTCAAGCTAGAGAAGAAGAAATAGAAAGAAGAAGACTGCTAGAACAAGATTTATCAGCTTTAACTGCTTACAATCGAGGTTTTAGTTCATCAAGTAAAGACAATATTAAATCAACTGCACAAGAATTATTTGGAGCAGACGTAGCAACTAATAGATTTAATTTAACTATAGCTAATACACAAGCTGATAGACAAATAGGTGTATTAACTGCTCAAGGAAATATGCCTAGTTATGCTAGTTCTATAAGAACTGCATCTTACATAAATGCAACAGCTACAGCTTTTAGTGGATATAGTAATTATCTATCTGTTAAAACTCCAACACCTACTAAACCTACAGTTACAAGTAGTTACACTCCTGGTGGTGTTACAAATGTAAGTAGTAGTGGACCAGGGAAAACAACAGGTTTTGCAAATAGTGGATATACATTTAAAGGATAATAATGGTAACAAGATATAAAGATACAAGAAGAATAAGAACAGCAGATAAACCAAAGGTAAACTATAATATATCTATAGATACTACTGGTCAAGAATCTATAGCTAAATCTTTAATACAAGCTAGTCAAACTGTAAGTAATGTATTTTTTAGACAAGCTCAAGATAATGCTGTAAGACAAGCTGAACAAGATGCAAGTGTTGCAGAAATACCTATTAAAGATGGTGTTCCATATATAAATAAAATGGAAGCTGGTGGATCAATATATAATGATGCTTACAATAAAGCTGCAAAAGTAACTTATTTAAATACTTTAGAAAATTCTGTAGAAAAAAAGATAACAGATATTACTACTGATTTTTACAGTAATCCATCAAATAGAAGTAATACAGAATTGTTAGCAGGAAATTTAAATTCAGTATTAGAACCAATGAGAGAAAATATACCAAAAGAGTTTCAAAGCACTTTTGATATTATTGTTGGAAATAAAGTTAATCCTTTATTAAAATCAGAAGCAAAAGAAAATGCAAATAGAGCAAGAACAAAATTATTAAATGGTTTAGGGCAAAGACAAAATAAAATAATAGATAGGATAAAAACATTAAAAGATGGACCAGAGAATGAAGCACTTACAAAAGAGTTAGCTGATGTAATATTATCTCAAAACAAAATTGATCCTGATTTAATATCAAAAAGTGAAATTGAAGATATATGGAAAGAATTAGCTGGTTATAAAGAATATAATAAATTTAGATCAGTTTTGTTTGAAACAAATGAAAATGGTGACTTTAAAATAACACAAGAACAATTAAGAAAAATACAAAATATATTTAATGGTAATGAAGATTTACAAGTAAAATTACCAAATGGTAGTATTTTTAATAATGAAGAAGCAAAAAAATTATTTTTTACAAATGCTAATAAACAACACATTAATCAAGAAATAAATACTTTTAGAAACAGAAGAAGCACAGATGATACAGCAATAGTAGAAGCTAATATACAAATAGAAAAATTACAAGGAATAGCTTTAGACCAATTAAATAGTAATAAGCCATTATCTTTATCTAATTTAGAATCTATAATTGATGATATGGGATCAGGACTAGATAATATTTCTATTACTGGTTCTTCTAAATCTACTAAAGTTGTAGCTTTAAATAAAGCAAAAGCATTAAATAATATAAAAGCTAGTGTTGGTAGATTTAAACAAAAAATAAATGATAATAATTTAGAATATAATCAAAAACAAACTTTAAAAAATTTAGGCAATACTTTAACACTAGGAACTTATGAATCATTTCAAAAAAATTTTAATGAATCTATAGATCTTATTCCAGATAATGAAGCATTAAATGCTGTTAAAAATATTACAGAAGATAAATTTAATGAAATACAAAACATATTAGGTAATGTTTTAGAATCAGATAAAAGTTCATTAGAAGTATTTAAAGAAATATTAGGAGGTAATCAACTAAGTACAAAAGGCAAAATATTTGGTTTAACTAGAGTAGAAATATTTGATTTGTTTAAACCAGTATCTTTATTTGCTATTGAAGAAATAAACTCTGCTATATCAACATCAGGAACAGCAACAAAAGAATCTATAAGTATAGCAAAAATACATAGTAGTTTATTAAGTGATAAACCAAATAATGTAGTAAGTGCTACAACTACTTCAAGTGAAGGCGATAAATATATAGAACAAATTATATCAAATGGAGTTCAGCCAGATGATATACCTATTATAAAAAAATTTATAGAACGTGGTTTTAAATCTAAAAATATAGGAAATATATTTAAAGTATCTTTAAGAGAAGGAGATGAAAATTTATTAAATTCATTTACACTTCCATTATTAAAATTAATAAAAGATGAAAATATAAATATATCTAATTTAAATATATCAAATGAAACTTATGGATTACTTAAATCATTTGCAGACATTAACCCAAATGATAGAACAGAAATTATTCAAAGGTTTAAAAACACAAGTAATGATATTGAAGACACAACTATAAAAAATAATTATGGAAACATATATCAAAAATTTACAAAAAAAGCTACTGTTGAAGGATTTGTTAATAAAAGCAACTCGCAAGTTTTTGATGATGTAAAACAAATAATTTTTAATACTATGTTAGATGGAACAGATGACATTAAAAAACCTAAACTAGCAGAAGCAGTATCAAAATTTATACATTTTCAAACATATAAAGAATTATTAAATACAGGATTTACAGATGATTTAGATAGAGGAGATATTAAAAAAGAAGTAAATAGAATACTTGATCAAATTACTATTGGTGATGTATCTTATAAAAAGTTAAATGATAGTGGAGTAACTAATTTACAAAATGATTTTACTTATAGAAATAATTCATTTCAAAATAAAGAAGGTAAATTTATAGATTTAGCAATAGGAAATCCGTATCAAGAACTACAAAAAAAATCAGAATTATTTGCTGAATATTTTCCTAGCGATAACTTTCATTCACAATCAATACTTACATTTTTAAATGTAACAGATCAAATAAAGAAAAAAAATGGCACATTAAACTTTGAATTAAATGCAGAAAAAAACAAAAATAGTTGGGAACAAAAAATTAAAAATAGTAACGCACCTTCTTTTAAAGGAGATAGTTTATTATTTAGTTCAACAGAAGTTAAAAAAACTATAACAGCAACAGAGTTAAATAAAGCAAAACAAAGTTTATCTTTTCAAGGTATACCTGGAGATATTATAGGAAATCAATTTAATGATAATAATTTAATAGATGCTTTAACTGTAGATGGTATGCCTTTTACACCTGATAGAGTCAAATTTATTGCAAGTGAATCTCTATCAGAAAATGAAAGATATGTACAATATACAACTAGAATAGACGGAATAGATAATAAACAATTAATTACAGATGACAATAATGAATTAATAACTATTACAATACCAGAAAATCATACTGATAAATTAACTAATTTAAATAATAAATATGGATATGCTCTTAAAAAAAGATATGATACAGTAAGTCCTAGTTCAGAATTAGCTTCTCCTATTGCACAAAAAATACAACCTTTACCTAATGCAGTTAAAAATTTAAAGAAAATAGATACGTTTACTAATTTAAACGAATCAGAAAAAAGATTGTTAAATTATAATAGATCATTTTATACATTAAATATAAATAATGCAGACACTAATATTAATACAGATTTTACTGATACTATAATAGAAAATAATAATAAATTTTATGTAGTACCTAGTAGACAAATACAAGAATTACCAAATAATATTTTTAAATCAGTAATGGTAGATGGAAAAAGTAAATTTGAATATTTTGTAAATACAGGTTTTATATCTGAATATGATACTAAAGTAGAAGCAGAACAAGCAATAGATAAATTAGAAATTATATATAATCAAGATAAAAAGTTAATACAATGAAATTAAATGCTAAACCAAGTGAATATTTATTTAATGCTACTCCACAAACACCACCATCATTTTGGGAAAATGTAGGTAATCAATATAGATATTCATATCTTCCATCTATATCTGCCGCTAAACAGGCATTTATAGGTAAAGATGATCCATCATTTACAGTAACAGATGATATGTTAGCAAATGAACCTGAAGAATTAATACAAGATTTAATTAATTCTAAAAGCCAACAAGAGTTTGATTATAATAAAAATTTATATGCAAGAATGTCTAATATTAAAAATAGTTTATCTATTAATTCTGGTTTTGGTTCTATGTTATTTGCTGGTATATTTGATCCTGTAAATTTAATACCTATACCAACAGCAATAGGAATGGGTTTTGCTAAAGGAGCATTAAGAGTAGGTGCTGGATCTGCTGGATTAACAGTAGGTACTGAATTAGTAAGAGCACCTAATGATCCTACTTATCAACCAATGGAAACAGTTTTTGCAGTAGGAGGATCTGCTTTTTTTGGAGGTCTTTTAGGTGGAGGAATTGGAGCGGCAACTGCAAAAAGAGCTGGAAGTAATATTGCTAATGCAACTGCTTATGATGATGGTATGGAAGCAAAAATAAAAAAAACTAAAGTAAAAGGTAAAGCACCTAATGATACAATGGCAAAAGAAACTACAGAACCAGTTATGCAAGGTGATGCTAATACTGTATTAAGAGAAGAAGGAGTTGTACCAGTTGAAGAAGACCCAAGATTAAATAAAAAATTAGATACTGGTTATCAAAAAACTGGTATAGGATATGAATTTACTGCAAGGGGTACAACTTTAGGTAATGCTTTACATAGAACTAACAGTCAAAAAATGGAAGATTGGCTTTTATCAGTAGTAGGTGATGGAGGATTAAATACAAAAAAAGTAAAAGCTGGTGGTGTAGCATTTAAAAAAGGTTCAGTAAATTTATTAAGAGGTAATTGGTATGGTGCTAGTTATGGATACATAGAAGATATGCGTAATTTATGGTTAGGTACAAAAGGTGTAATAGAACCAAGAAAAGTCGCAACACAAAACGTAAGTTTTACTATAGAAAATATTAAAACAAAATTTAACAAATCTGAATCATTTGATGAATTTATGCAAAAAGTTACTAAAGCAAATATTAAAGCTAGTTACTTTGGTAATGATAATGTCATAGCTAAAGAAGCACCTCATGTTTTAGAAGGTGTTCGAGTGACTAGAAAATTAAATGAACGAGCTCTAAAAGAAGGTCAAGATGCTGGTTTGTTAAATACAGCAACAAATTTAAATAAAAAAATGGATATGCTAGCAGATTTTGCTGGAAGTAGATTAAGAAATATTAATGATTTTAAAAATCAATTACCCAAAACTAAAAGACCAGAAACAGTTAATATGCATATTAGAAATGAAGAAGAAGCATTAGAAAATGCTTTACATGATATGCAAATATTAGAACGATTTAGTTTCTCTTTAATAAGAAAAGAAAAGTCTTTATATAATAAATTAGATGAAGTGTTAGAAGATATAGAAATAGAAGAATCAACAAGAACATCTTATTCATCTATGATGGAAAATATGGTAAAAAAAAGTGGAGATAGAACTGCTTTTTATGGTCAATTATCAAAAAAAATACAAAAAGATCATGCAGATAGACACAAAACAGATTTAAGATTATTTGCTGAATTAAGAAAAATGTATGAAAATGAAGGTGTATCAGATAAACAATTAGAATATATGGGAATATTAGAACAAAGAATTTTAAATCATAAATACACACCAAAACAACAAGCCATTATAGATGAATATAACAGACTAAAAGATGATGTTGAAAATGGATTTACTACTAAACAAAAAAATTTTTACAATAAAATGAAAAGTGAACTTAGTGAACCACGAGAATATGATGTAGAAGCAACACTTCTATCACTTAAAAATTCTATTAAGTCTATAAATAAAGATTTTACCAGACCTTCTGGTGAAGATCATTATACCATGAGAAAATATTTAGTAGATACTATAATAGATTTAAGAGAACAATTTCATAATGAAGTAATAGTTCCTTACATAATGAAAAATCCATCAGGAAGATTAGCTACTTTACTAGATGCAATGAAAAGTAAACAACCAATAATAGTGCCAGCTGATGATTCTTTAGCAGATGTAGGTTTAATAGTAAGAAAGCCAATGCCTAAAGAATATTTTAATAGAGTGACAGATGTTAATGCTCAAGACAGAGCGGAAGACATAGTAAAATTAAACAATAAAAATATTTATATACTGGAAGATGGAAGACATTATTATTATAGAGATAAAGATTTTGGTAATTTTAATAGACGATTTCAATTTTTTGGAGAAGATGATAGTACTGCACCATTATTATTAAAAAGTGGATTTAAAAAGAAACGTATAAATAATAAAATGTATGATGTATTTGAATACGAAAAAATAGATTTTTCTAATAATATATCTAAAGAACAATTAAATATGTTAATTAGACAAATAAGATTTATAGAGAATAAATACAAAGGTAAGGTAGATGATGATACATTTGAAAAAATGATTGCTATACCTAGAAATCAAACAGTAAGACAAAAAATTAAACAAGATAATGCTTCAAACAAAAAAAAAGTTGGTGAAGATGAAGCATTAGAAGAAAATCAAATAGATCTTAATAGTGATTTAGTACCAAAAGCAAATAGTTTTAAGAACAAATTTATTGGAGCAACCGAAGTATTAGATATAATAAATTTTTATTCAAAGAAAAAATTTTTTAACAAAGATAGTGTAGATGTGATTCCTTTTAAAGTACAAAAAGAATTTAAATCTGGTTTATCTATGGCAGATGGCGAACTAATAAAATTAGAAGTAAATGAACAAATGATCAAACTGCAAGCAGATATGCAAGCTACAAAAATAATTAATAGAATTATAGGAGAAGGAGATGCACAAGATTATGATGGCATAGCTGGTAGAGGAGTACAAAAATTTGTTATGCATAGAAATTTTGATATACCAAATTATTTACTTACTAAAGAAAGTAATGGTATAGCAGATTTTATAGATACTAATGGTGCAGATTTAATGAGAACATATATGAATAAATTTGGTCCAGCAGTAGAAATGGCAAGAATGTTTGATGGTGATAGATTTGGTAAAATGAAATTATACGAAGCATTTAATGATGTTATTACAAGACATAGTGATGATATAGAATTAAATCCAAAAGATATGACAGATAAACTTTTTTATCAAAGAGATGATATAGAAGAAATGACAGATGCAATATTAAATAGAGCTCCTAGAGGAATGGAAATAGGTTCAGCATCAAATAGACTTGTCAAAGCAATACAACAATTTGCACAAATTACAATGATGGGAACTGCTACTATAGCTGGATTTGCTGATCCAGGCAAAGTAATTTTATCGAGAGGATTTAAACAAGCATTTGGTAGATATATAAATAGTTGGATTAGAGATGTAAATGAAATAGATTTAAAAGATTCAGCAAATAAACATATGTTAAGATTTATAGGAGAAGGTAATGAAACATTATCTGGAGCTGGTGCATCAAGAATGGTTGAACAAGGTACTGGTATTGGAGAAGTAAACAATAGAGTTTTAGGTAAAGTAGGAGATAAATTTTTTGAAGCCTTAGATAAAATAGCTGGTCAATTTTATAATGTAAATTTATTAAATCAATGGACTGCTATTAATAAAAGAATGGTTGTTCCTATGAGTGTAGATAGAATTATTAGAAGTGGTGCTATGTTATCTAAAAAATATACTGGTGATCAATCTATTAAAAAATATTTAAAAACAGATTTAGAAATATTAAGATCACATGGATTGTCTGAAGATGATCTAAAAAGTATATATGCATTATGGAAAAGTGCTGGAGGTAAAAGAGGAAAAGAAATTTATTATAGTAATGCTGATTTATGGATGGAAAAAAATCCATTAATTTTTAGAAAATTTACATCAGCAGTTAGAGCTGATGTGTTAAGTACTATTATAACACCAACAGAAGCAGATAAACCTTTACTTTCTTATGGCTTATTAAAACTATCTAGGTTTAACAAAAACATGAAAGACAGACAACATAATTTTTTTAAACTACCAATACAATTTATGTCTTGGGCAATGGCGGCAAATAGTAAAATAGTTTTATCTACCTTACAAGGTAGACATCAAGGAGTAGCTTCTGGTATGACTGCTATGTTTGCATTAGGTATGTTATCAGATTATGCTAGAAACCCTGAGTGGTGGAAGTACAAATCTACTACAGAAAAAGTTATTAAAGCAGTAGAATATTCAGGACTTACTGCTTATTTATTAGATATAAATAGTTTTGCAGAAATAGCATCAAATAATTTTGTAGGAATAAGACCTTTATTTGGAGAAAAAAATCCTTTTACTGGTAATTTACCAGATCAAATATCTGAAGTAGGTGGTCCAGCTGGAAGTATAATTGCTGATACATATAAATTATTTGCTGATGATTCTTTAGAGTTTAAAGATCAAGCAAATATGGTTAAAAGAATGATCCCATATAATAATTTATTTTATACTAAATGGTTATTTAATGGTTTAAAGGATAGTATAGTAAATGATAATAATACTGTTAAATATTAAAAAAATATGTTAAGGATTAATTATGGCTATATTAGTTAACGATACGACTCCCAGAAACCAGTACACAGCATCTGCTGGACAAACAGTATTTGCTTACTCATTTGAAATATTTGAAGTAACAGATATTAAAGTATTTAAAGGATCGACTCTTTTAACTTATGCAAGTAGTCCATCAGATGCTACACAATATTCTGTATCTGGTGCTGGTACAACTGGTGGTGGTAATGTTACTCTCGGAGGTGGTGCTACTGTAAATGATATTTATACTATAGTACGTGACATACCAGTTAAAAGAACAACAGACTTTCCGTTATCTGGACCATTTGTTATTGACAGTTTAAATACTGATCTTGATAAAATGGTTGGAATGATGGGTGAAAGAGAAGATGAGATATCAAGGTCAATAAGATTAAAAGATGAAGACCCTTCAGCAACATTAACATTACCATTAAAAGCAGATAGAGCAAGTAAAGTACTTACATTTAGTAGTACAGGTAATGTAGAAACTTCTATTACTGCAACAGATGTAAGCACAGTTGCTGGTATATCAAGTAACATAACTACTGTAAGTGGTATAGCTAGTAATGTAACTACTGTTGCTGGTATTTCTAGTAACGTAACGACAGTAGCTGGTAAATCATCAGAAGTTACTTCAGTGGCGGCAGTTGCTAGTTTAATAACTTCTGACTTTGTAAGTGATTTAAATACATTAGCAGTTACAGATGTAATAAATGACATCAATACATTAGCAACTAGTGATATAGTAAGTGATTTAAATACATTAGCAACAAGTGACGTAGTAAGTGATTTGAATACATTGGCTACATCTGATGTAGTATCTGATATAAATAAATTAGCAACCACTGATATCGTTAATGACCTAAACACACTGGCTACGACTGATATTGTAAGTGATCTTAACACATTAGCAACTAGTGATATTATAAGTGATCTAAATACGTTAGCTACTAGTGATATTGTAACTGATTTAAGTTTGTTAGCAACTTCAGCAAATGTAACAAATATGGCTACATTAGGAGCATCTGGTGTAGTAGGAAACATAGCAACAGTTGCTGGAGCAAACTCTAATATTTCTACTGTAGCTGGAATAGCAAGTAACATAAGTACAGTAGCTGGTAATACTACTAATATAAATACAGTCGCTGGTGCAAACTCAAACATTACATCCGTAGCTGGTTCAATATCAAATGTAAATTCCGTTGCAAGTAATTTAAGTACAGTAAATGATTTTGCTAATAGATATAGAGTAACTAGCAGTGATCCGTCATCATCTTTAGATGAAGGTGATTTAGCTTATAATACAACATCTAACGTATTAAAATATTATAATGGATCAGCTTGGGTAACTATAGTTGCTGGTTCATTAACAGATGTTGTGCAAGATGGAAGTCCTCAATTAGGTGGAGATCTTGATATCAATGGCAATAGCATTGTATCTACAAGTAATGGTAATATTGCCATTACACCTAACGGATCAGGTAAAGTAGTATTAGATGGATTAAGTTATCCAGTTGCTGATGGTTCTGCTAATCAAGCATTGTTGACTAATGGCTCAGGAGTGTTATCATTTGGTACTATACAGGCTAGTGAGTTATCCACAGAAGGAAACTTTTTTAGCAACTATAATACTGTAAGTAGTGATGTTACATCAACAACAGCATCTACAAAGAACGCTTTTTTATTCGGACCTATTACAGTAAGTGGATCATCAGTCTGGACAATAAGTGGCAGTGGAACTTTACAAATATTATAAGGAGTAAAAAATGGCAAGTACAATTAAAGTAGATAAAATAGAAGGAGCTGGTGGTAGTACTATTACAATACCTTCAGGACAAACCTTTACTATTACAGATGGATTGGCGGCAAGTACAATAGGATCTGGAACATTAGCAGATGCTAGAATACCAAGTTTAAATGCTAGTAAAATAACTGCTGGTACAATGGCAGTAGCAAGAGGTGGAACAGGAGTAACTTCATTAGGTAGTGCTAATCAATCTCTATCAGTAAATTCAGGAGCAAGTGCTTTAGAATTTCAAACAGTAAAATTACCAGGGAAAGAAACTATGTGGGTGCCAGCTAATGCTATGTATCCTAATACAACAAATGGTGCTGAATCTGCACAAGTAGAATTAAGTAACGGACCAGAGATAAAAGTATTAGACTTTGCAACTGGTGCTGATGAACACGCACAATTTGCAGTAGCTTTTCCTAAATCATGGAACGAAGGAACAATAACTTTTCAAGCATACTTTACAGTTACAGGAACAAATACAGGTACAACAGCTTGGGGATTATCAGGTGTAGCAATATCAGACAATGATTCTATTAACACAGCATTTGGAACTAATGTAGTTGCAACTGCTAAAGCACATAGTGGTACATCAAATGATTTAAATATTACAGCAGAAAGTGGAGCAGTAACTATAGCTGGTACACCAGCAGTAGGAGATCAAGTTTACTTTCAAGTAATGAGAGATGTATCAGCTGATGATCAATCAGGAGATTCAAGGTTATTAGGAATTAAATTATTTTTTACAACTGACGCATCAACGGATGCATAATAGGAATATTATATGACAGGTTTTGGATATAATGTATTAGGTTTTGGCTCTGGTGGAAGTACTGCTTTAGGTGCAATATATAATATAGATACATTAGTTATTGCTGGTGGAGGTGGAGGTAGTAATTCTTCTGGTGGTAATGGTTGGGGTTCTGGTGGTGGAGGAGCTGGTGGTCTACTTTACGCAACAGGTTTAGAAGTTTCTTCAACTACAGCATATACAGTTACAGTAGGTGCTGGAGCAACAAATGCTACAACTAGTGTAAATGGATCTAACTCAGTTTTTTCAGGTGGTACAGTAGCAACTCAAACTGCAATAGGTGGTGGTGGTTCTGGTGGTAAACAATCAGGTCATCAGTCTGGTAAAGACGGAGGTTCAGGAGGTGGAGGAAACCGAAATAGTAGTCACACTGGTGGTTCTGGAACTGCAGGACAAGGAAATGATGGTGGTTCTCCTCAAAGAAGTTCTTATCAAGATAATGACAGAGGTTCTGGTGGTGGTGGTGCTGGAAGTGTTGGTCAAGATGCTAAAGATGGAGGTCAAGGTGGTACAGGTAGTAATGCTTATTCAGCTTGGGCGACTGCAACATCAACAGGAGATAATGGATTTTATGCTTCTGGAGGTGGTGGAGGTAGAGGAGATGCTGTAGCTGGAGCAACTGCTTCTGATGGTGGAGGTGGTAATGGTGCTGGTACTAGTGGCACTTCAGGTAATACAGGTGCTAATGGTTCAGCAAATACTGGAGGTGGCTCTGGAGGTGGTGGTTCATCACCAGGTGCATCAGGAAATGGTGGGTCTGGTGGATCTGGTATAGTTATAATTAGATATCAAAGTGGTACGCAAGTAGGATCAGGGGGAACAGTAACTTCAAGTGGAGGTTACACTTATCACACATTCACATCATCAGGGACATACACAGCATAATGGCACATTTCGCAAAATTAGATGAAAACAATTTAGTCTTAGAAGTAATAGTAGTAGCAGATAGTGATGCATCTACTGAAGCAAAGGGACAAGCTTTCTTACAAAACTTATATAAAAATACTAGTACGTATAAACAAACATCTTATAATACTTATGCTGGAGAACACAAACTAGGTGGTACACCATTTAGAAAAAACTATGCTGGTATTGGTTTTACATATGATGCTAGTAAAGATGCTTTTATACCTCTAAAGCCTTGGGATAGTTGGACATTGAATGAAGATACTTGTCAATGGGATGCACCAGTTGCATATCCAGATGATGGAAAAGGTTATATATGGAAAGAAGATACTCAAACATGGGTAGTGTTTGATGGGCAAACAATGTAATTAAAAAATTATATGAGAAACAAAATAAAAAAGATTTATCAAAAAATTAAAGCCAGATTGTTTGGTAAGTTATGCAAATGCAAACCTAAGAAAAGAGGTAGACCCCCTAAGAAAAGACCCTTCTAATGGTAGAACCAGTAACAGCAGTGTTGTCAGGAATAGCATTATTCAAACAGGCAACTTCATTTATAAAAGAAAACATTAATACAGTTAACGATATTTCTGGTGTAGCTAAACAGATAGATCAAATGTTTACTGGTCAACAACAAATTAATAAACAAAGAAGTAAAGATGCTAATAGTACTGCAAATGAATTAGGTTTATCTAATGTTACTGAATCCATAATAGATGCAAAATTAGCACAAGAGCAAATGAGAGAAGTTAAAAATATGATTAATCTTCGTTTTGGGCATGGCACTTGGGATGAAATATTAATGGAACGTAAACGTAGAATAGATGCAGTTAAAGAAGAAAAAAAAATAGCAAGGAAAAAAAAGATGCAAAAACAAAAAGAAATGATGGATGTAGCAAAACAAGCTAGCATTGGTATTGGTGTTATATTTACTATAGTTGCCATGTGTGTAATAGCTTATGTTGCATTTGGAGAAGAAATAGATACAGCAGAATGTATGGTTTTTAAACCAAAGTACTACATGGTATGCATGAATGAAGGACATGAGTATGCTTTAATAGAACAACAGCTAGATATACTTGAATATAAAAACACACACATAATTGTAAAGGAGAATCCAAATGGCATTGACAGCACTAATCGGACCTGCGACTAAACTTATTGGTAAATTTGTAAGAGATAAAGATAAACAAGCACAGCTTGCTCATGAGATAAGTACTATGGCAGAGAAACATAGCCAGCAACTTATGCTTCAACAAATAGAAATTAATAAAGCTGAAGCTAAAGGTAACTGGTTTCAATCATCTTGGCGACCTCTCGTAGGTTGGGTCTGTAGTATATCTTTAATGGTTAACTATATGATCTCACCAATCTGTGCTGGGTTTGGTATAACAATACCACAAGCTGACATGTCGGTCATGATGCCATTGTTGCTCGGACTACTAGGACTCGGTGGACTCAGATCCTTTGACAAGTTAAAGAAAACTGATACTAAGATTCCTAAAAAGTAGGTACAATCATAAGCAAACATTTTTCATTGGCACTCAGTGAGCCTTATATCGATCCAAAAAATCCCAGTTTTCTGGGGTTTGTGATTGTACTAGGGATATAATAAAAATCACAATATATAGTAATTTATCCCACAATAATTATAACAATCGTGTTTATTAATAAAATCCCTAGTACAAATAATATATATTTATTGTTATTTACTTCAAGAGAAATGTTTGTCTGCACTATCTTTAAATATATTTACAATACGTTCTGCTCTTTCACCTACTTGATTATACCATTGACTGTCTTTAGCTTCTTTACTTGCAGTTAAATAGTCTGTAGCTTCGAGTGCAGCAATCATCTTTTTAAATTTACTAAGTCTAGTTATACCTAAGTTGTATGCCATGTTATAAAAAGATAACTTGATAGGTAAAGGTGCAGACTTTATAAATGGATAGTTCATATGTACTTCATCTACTACTGCCATAACTCTTTGTCTTAATAAATCTTCTGCTTCTTTTTCTGATAGTCCATGATCTTGTACTTCAATACCATAACCTATTGTCCATTTATCTGCTGGGCATAGGTATGCTATGTGTCTACCACTATCATTGGTAACACTACCTTCATCTATCATTAATTGATTTACTAATTCATTTATCATATATACTCCTATTTTATAAATTTATATTTTGATATTTTAATTTCTCTTGGCTTCTTTCTTTTTCCCTGGTGTTCGGAAATTTCCGACCCCCCTCCTCTCCTATAAGGGGGTGCAGAAATTTCCTTGTCTATTCTTTTTATTACCACTTGTTCGTAACACTTTCTACAATAATACGTACCACCTTTCCACTTAACAGCTTCATCTGCACAATACTTACATTGTTTTTTTAGTGTAGCTTTTCGCCAAGCATCATCAAACGTACCCATAATTATAAGTATACTACATTACCTTTAATATTTTGTGCAAGATTTACTTTAATACCATAGCAGTGTGATAATGCCTTGATAGTTCTAGGACTAGGTATCTTTCTTTCTGCATTAACTATAGTAGATATACTCAAGCCAGTCAGATTGGATACATCTAAGTAAGTGTAACTACAATCTGCTCTGGCTCTACGTAATGTTTTGCATATATTAGAATGGTGGTGCGTCATCATCTGCTACTGCTTTTTTCTCACAGAGTTCTACCTTACTATCAAACTTACCACACACGATACTGGTATAATATGTACCATCATCTAGTTTGCTATACTGTAGTTGACCTTGAACAAATACAATCATACCTTTCTTGATATACTGCATAATAAATCCAGTCTTGTAAGGATCAAAGACACTGATCTTATGATGATCTGCTTTACGATTGTCCTTACTACCTGAGTTGGTAGTAACTACTAACTTACAAAAGTCTTCGTTCTTCATTGACTCTGGATCTACTGCACAATGTCCTAGTATTGTAACTTGATTAACTGTCTGCATTTTTATTCTCCTTTTCTTTCATAAATGTTATTTGTTTTTTGTATTCATTTCTAAACCACTTTTGGTCTTCATTTTTTAATGCTGATATTTCTTCTTTGTATGACGTATACAAATCATCTAGCATTGGTTTATCTGCTGATTCATGAATAGTTTGTACAAAATCTTTTTGTAATCTTTCTAATGCTTTTGGTGAAGTATCTGGTTTACTAGATAAGTTACCATCATCATCATCATCACCTACAATACCAAGTATTGCACACATACCATAACGTCTAGCATACGTAATAGAACCACCAAGTTTTTGTGGATCATTAGCATCTTTAGATACTAAAGGTATACCACCATCACATACAACTTTACCTGATAGATGTATAAGATTAGTTTGTAATACTGCACCACCACTTTCAAGTTGTTTTACTATCTGTTGTAAAGCAAAGTTATTTTCTTTAAGTGCTGGTTTGATTGTCTTTAAACAACTACCTAATCCAGCAAACTTACTATTGAAGTGAGGGTTTTTATCACTATTGTATGGATTATTTACATCATGCAATAGTTTAAAAAGATCTTGGTCAAAATCAGGTTTAGTTTTTTTATCTGCCATTATCATTCTCCTTTGATTTAGTTACAACAAGTGTACCTTTCTTGTTGCGTGTTATTACATAATTACTATTAGGATACGATACTTTCTTTGCATCCTTTGGTACTAGTAACTTAATCTTCTTCTTCGTTTCTTCGAAGCCTTCGATAGCACCAGAGTATTGATCTAATGTAGAATCTAATCTTACATACTCTGTATTATCTATCATGTTATAGTCCTTGTATTCATTGACTAATATGTCAGACACTATCTCTTTATCTGAATCACTAGGCTTACCTATCACTGGTGGTTGCTTATCGTTTTTAACAAACGACCAGAACCTTATCATCTTAGATTTTAGTCTATTCCAAAACTCCTCATTGAAATCTACACGTAATACTTCTGGTGTATCATTGCCACATATGATAGATATGTAACAATAACTATCACCAAGTATATGCATATAGTGATGTAACTGTGGTGCATAGTATCTAGCTTTTACTTCTGGACTTACTCTACTGTTACTGTGTTTACACTCTAGTATATATTCCAATCCATTTATTCTTACAATAGCATCAAGATGTGCGTATAATGTTATGCCATACAATTCTCTAGTGTAAGTATGAGTGGATTCAGATATACCATGAAATGGTTTGTGATGTTTACGTAACCAATCTACATGAAACGACTCAGTATATGTACCAAGTTGCACCTGAAAGTTATCACTTAAATCGTCTTCTAATCTTTTATTAGTCTTTAGTTCCCAGAGTTTTACTGGGTCATAGTTATGCCATATACTATTAGCATCACTACCACCAAGACCAATGGTTCTATCAAAGTTCTTCATTACATTCTCCTTTATTAAATTATTGTAATGCATTTCTGCATTGTAATCAACATAAAAAAAGCCAGTAACTAAGGGATGTTACTGGCTCAATATCGGAGAATGATTATTGTATTGTTGCAATACGTGAGTAAGACACCTTGCACCAATTATAAAAGGATAACATTTGATCTAGCTTTGTGTCAATAGCTTCTCGTAAGGTGGCAGGCAAAGGGAAAGTATTATACTTATGAGTCTTTAATACTTTGACTGTTGCTTCTTGTAATAACAATGGTGGAATATCTCTTATAGATTCTATGTAAAACTTTAGACCTTCTGCCCTGGGCATTTCTACTTGGAAGGTATCAGCTAATACTTTTAAGAATGGTATTATCTTTTTGTCTTGTTGTTCTACACTACAGTTCCAATGTAAATCTTTTTCTACACTATACAACACACGACTGATACGTTCCTTAACTTCAGTCAACTCACTGTTATTTTTTATCTGTTCTAATTTGTCGTACGTTACTGTTGCTATTGTATCTATCAAGATAAGATCTGATTGAGTCATTGTTGTTGTTACTAACTCTATCTTGTTTAGTATAGGCCTTGGTCGTTGATGTAGCTTTATCCAATCTGAAAGATTTACGACACCAGAACCTGAAGCAAGCTGACCAGTCGTACTTTCTTTCCCCTCTTGAAAGGTAGTAGTCTCGAAATTGATCTGTTTCATAATTTAAATCTCCGTCTGTTGCATGTTGATATGTATTGAAAAACCAGAGTTGCAACTTATCATCTGGCATCCACTCGTCATCTATTGGTTTAATGGTATAATCTCTGCCCATGTTTCTATCTCCTTTGCTGGTATACTATGTACCTTAATGAAGTTCGTTGCTTCAATAAGACTTACTTTTAATTTGTATACATCTGTAGTTACACCCACCACGTCTTCAATAACTTGATATCCTCGGTGATCGTTAGGTTCAAGTGTCATGTATCTAAAGTCTGGTGTAAATGTACACATCTTTTTATTCTGTACAACTGCATCATAAGTAGGTTTGATTTCTAAATCAGTAATAGATTTATTCTCTAAAAATTTTACAAGTTGTAAGTATCTATCTGCTTTAGCATTGGATTGAAAGTAAATCATCTCTCCATTATATGCTTCGTATCTACCTGTCCTAGATTTCTTTACGGACTTTGTTGTAGTGTTCTTCATGTATGTACTCCCATACTGTTTGTGCTGTTGATTCCCTTAAACAAAACTCACCAGTATTTATTCTATGGTAAGTACTATCTTGTATACCAGACTTACGGAAAGCCTCTCGCAAGTTGATACCTTTTTTATCTGCAACTAAAGTAAGTTGTTCCATGTATGTATTTAATTTTTTCATATCATTATCATACTCATCTATTGCATAAGTGCAAGGCTTTGTTTATGCCCAGATATTAGGGACAGGAATAATTTAATCATTTTTCTCTGTACGTTTTTTATGCCTGAACCTTACACTTATTATCCATAGATAGGAAAGTTATACTTCTTTCTTATTCTACTTGCAGTCTTGGGACTCATGTTTTGTATGCCTTTTAATATCTGCAATACAAATGTATAAGATAAATCCACTTCATAAGTAAGTTGTGTAACAGTTAGTCCTTTGTCTTTGGCTATCTGATACAACATCTTACTATGATGATGAGGTACATCTTTAAAATCTTCTAAGTTTATTGATGACCTACCCATTCTTATTCTCCTTTTTTTTTCTATATGCTATATGTCTTTTAGGTTCATAAGTTTTCTCTATCATTTCTACTACACCTATAACTTTATCAAGAGTCCAATTACAATCATGTATATTATAGATGCCACCTGATCTATTGTAATGCATGTACTCTATCTCTCGTACCTTATCTTCTATATCATTCTCATCTATGAAATCTATATACACATCAACCATATCTTTGACACGATTAACTGCACGTGCTATTTCATGTAGCATACTCATGTGTTCACTTCTATACATGACTATCCTCCGAAGCTAGTTGTGATTCTGCTTCATACGCATCACGTATCTCTTGACGTTTAGTATTAAAGTAATCAAGACAATCCCAGTAATCATCAAACACTTTTAGATCATATGCTATTGACCAATCATCTTGAACAAACCCACTCCAACTATTTAATTGTTCAATCATTTCATAATAAGTATATGAAAAGATCTGTGGTTCATCTGCAAAATCTACCATCCAGAATATATCTTCACCACTTTTGATTCTGTCTTGTGTACGTTTACATAATGTTGGAAATATTTTTTCTCGTTGCTCTTGGTTTATCATTTAATTCTCCTTTATATTTATATACATATCTTTGCCTTGTCTTGTTGCAAACCATATGCGTTGTTGTTTACCATGTGTAGATTTACGTGTACCATTAGCTTCGATATACCCTTCACGTTCTAACCACACTCTAGCTGTTCTATACTTAGATGTAATCACACCATCTTGATATGCTAGTTCTTCATCAGTCATACCAGATAGTCCACCTATCTCCATGATTAATTCTAGTACTCTGTCTTTAGCTTTACGCACCCTACCTATTTCTTGTTTGGCGGCAACTCTACTTGTTTCAGGATCGGTAGTCCTTACTATATTATACCATTCATCTTTCTGCATAATCATTCTCCTTAATATATTGTTATTAAAATAATGTACATCCACACTATTATATTTATACTCCATATAATTTTTACTGCGTACATGTTCACCTCCTATACTGCTACTTGTTCTATGCTATCTATCTTATTAGTTACATCCCTAATGTAAAAGAAAGATTGACTAGCATACTTACAAGCAGAACGTAGTGCATCTGGCTTATCTCTAAGAGCCTTAGCCCATGACTTTAAGTAATGCACATGGTCTTGCCTGGTTGTGTGTAACATACCATACTTAGCCATGTGAAAACTAGCACCAAGTTCTGCTATAAGTTCTTCGAAAGCATAATCATTTGATGCAAACGAACCTGATAGTGTACGATTACATCTAGTCTTATGCCCACTCCAATGAGTAATCTCATGGAATAATGTTGAGTAGTAACTCTCTGTCTTCTTAAATGCTGTGTGTTGTGGCATCATGATCTCATCTGTACTTGGTATATAACAAGCACGATTACTACCATGTGTTATCTTTGCATCTAATCTACTCACTTGTTTATCTATACTTTCTATTCGTGCATATTCTGTAGCTATATTTATTCTATTTAATAAATAATCTTTTAGATCTTCTATTAATATAGAGTCACCACTTACATCATCTATAGAATGTATTGCTACTGCTTTGAATCGTTGTATAATTTTTTCTTCACCTGTTTTTTTATCTTCTGTCTTGAATGTCATTGGTTGCCACAATGGTCTACCTGATCTAGGTGCTGGATGCAATCCAATCTTATTCCATTGATTGTATGTACCCCAGATAGGTGTTGAGTATCCATACTTGTAGTTCAAATGAAACTGATTCCATCCTGTGTATTGGTATCCATCTACATTCATATGCAGATTAGTAATCCACTTGGGTACAAATGGTTGTTTCATGTCATGTGATTCCATGTCACGTATAATACCCTCGGTGATTTCTTTTATGTTATCTTCAGCTAATGTTTTAATGGACATGTCTATCCTCCCTATAATATTTTCTCCATGCTTGTTGAGTTTGTTGTGAAGCTAACTGAAAACTATTGTAGTCTTTTCTTTTGATTAGCTGTTTGAGTTCACTTAACAATATACTTTTATGCTCAATCCATAGGTCATGTACTTGTGCTATATTATCACTACGATATTTCTCAAGAAAGTTTAGTCGTGCTTGTAGTACTACAATAGATAGATAAGCATAAGCTAATCTCTTTGCTCGATAGTTGTACTCCATCATAAACTTACAACCATTCTCTATCATCTGTCTATTCAAGTATCGTTCATGTGTTTGTTCTGCTATTACCTTACTCATTATTATTCTCCTCATAAGTTTCAATGTACTTTACTAGTTGTGCTTTCTCTGCAATATATTTATGCAGTAACTCTGCCTTGATCAAAGCCATGTCACTACCTGAATTGATCTTCATGCTGTCTTGTAAGCATAATATAATATGATCTAGTAACTGCACGTTGTCTTTGTTCTGCATATATTCTTCTGACTGTTGACGAGTCAGTGATTCTTGTATTAGTTTTAACATATCATTCTCCTTGGTTATATTATATATATACAATGCATAAGTGCAAGTATTATATGAAAGTATTTGCACGAATCTAGCATTAGATTATTATAGTTTGAGAGCAGACCTAGAGGGTGGGGCTTGGTGCTTGCGATTACAACCACCCCTATCCTAATGGGACATAAAGTCTTGAGGATTATACAGATCATTTAGAATAAATCTAATTGGGATTGCATAAGGGCTTGCCCTTTGCTCGATTGTCTGTTCGAAAACAGACTCGTGCCGAAGGCAAAAATTTTTTTTTAAATCGGCACAAAAAAAAAGGGCTACCAAATTAATGATAGCCCATTGGGAGATATTTTATTTATTTATTTGTAACTTCAACTAGTGGTTTCTTACCTAGAATCTTAGCTATTTTATCTGCTCTTGAAGTGTTAGCACCTCCTCCTAAACTATCAAGTATTGCCTGATCTTTCTTGATCATATCTTCAGTTAGGTTAGATCCTCTTAATGGTTGTACTAATTCAATATCTATGAAATCTAAAATACATTCGAATATTTCTATCTTTGTATTATACTTAGCATAATACTCAGGTGCATATTCTATTTTTGCGATATCACTATTTGAAACATCTTGTCCTTTGTCTGGGTCTAGTAACATATCTTTTAATTTCTTTACTAGTCTTTGTCTTTCACTTATTTTTTCTTCTGCTTTATCTATTGCTCTAGTGATAGACATATATATTCTAGCTGTTGATTCACCTATAAATCCAAGTTTAGTTCCTGCTGTCTGTGGGTCTGCCATAGTATCTAAACTAATCATCTTTGAGATAAGTGCATCTGGAATGTATACAGAATTAGTTTTATTTCTTGTTTGTGTATTGTTGTTATTTGTTTTAGTCATTGTATATCCTTTCAAGATATGGTTTATAAAATTTCGTTCCCCCTCCGCATGGGCTGAAGAACAACACAAAGGTACAACATAAGAAATAAATCCGTATAATCAGGGCTGGTAAGCCCATTAAAATAGAAGGTTTAATTCAAGAAGAATATGGCAACGATGGCGAGTCCAAGAGAGAACGTCTATCAGTTCACGATTGGGGGTAGAGCCACGTATGGGGATGGTGGGGATTGTTCTTGAATTAAAATTTTGTTGTTGTACCTCCCCCACGTCTGTATGCTTTGTTTATGTCATATACTACATCTATGTCTATTCCTTAAACTTTCTTCTGCCCATTAGGAGGGGGAACAGGAGAGAGCATAGCACCGATTGAATCGGAATAGAGCTATGCGAAGTCAGGATCGTCTTCGATCCTGTCCGATAAGATGAGGATAGAATTATGTATAATAAATGTGAACGCACGAGGACGGATTGAAGCCTTTTGGTCGAGACAACGTCTCGATACTTGTACGAAAGCCCCCTCGTAACCCAGCAAAACATAGGTGTCAAATTATTTACTTGACAAGCTTTTTAGACCCCTTACTATAGAACAAGATCATGGACAGCAAAACCAAAGAACTGACTACACGACAACAGGCATTTATTGATAACCTATTAACAAATGGTGGTAATGCAACACAATGTGCTATTAAAGCTGGATACAGTCCCAAATCAGCCAAGGTCGAAGCAAGTCGCTTACTCAAGCATGACAAGGTGTTGAAGCAGTTACAAGCACAAGCAATCAAGACATTAGGATACAGAACAATACAAGCATTGGATACTGTGTCTAACTTATCTGCGTCTGCTAACTCGGAGTACGTGAGATTGGAAGCAAGTAAGGATATACTTGATCGAGCTGGAATAAAGACAGACGAAGGTAACAGAACTAACCTTGGCAATGCTATACAAGTAAACATAGATCTAGGCTAAATGCACTGCATATGTCTTGTACGTACTGGGCATAAAATTATACCCCCTATTCAAAAAACTGGTACTTATATGGAGCAACAGGACTACCTCACGTAAAATAGCTTTACAAAAGTCCCAACATATTTTATACCTACCTGTAAGGAAAGGATAAGCTATGACAATAAAGAAAGATATGAAGAAGGCACAAACATCCTTTGGTCAGTTAGGTTATAAATCTCATCATGATATAGAACGTAGGTTAAAAAAAATTAACCTATCTAAACCAGCTGGTGTAGTAGGTGCTGTAGGTGTTGGTGCTTATATTAAAGAAGGTATAGATGCAGTAAGAAATCAACTACAAGATGCTAAACGATTAAGAGAGAAAAGAGAAAAAGAAACTAACAAAATAATAAATAAAGGAGTAAAGTAATGCCAGGAACTATGAAATCATACGGAACTGTAGGAAAGAAGAAACCTAAAAAGAAACCAGTAAAACTCTCACTAAATTCTTTCAACAACAAAGCACAGAAAAATAAGAAGGCTAAAAGAACGTATGGCTAAACTATGTGCAAAGGGTAAGTCTGCCGCTAAAAGAAAATTTAAAGTATATCCAAGTGCTTATGCTAATATGTATGCTTCTGGTGTTTGCTCTGGTAGGATCAAGCCAAAGTCTGCCAAGAAAAAAACATCTAAGAAAAGGAAACGTGCATGACCATAACTCCTGAACTAATAGAAACAATACACAACATATCTTGGTTTGATGGTATCTGTTATATTTTTTTAGGTCTGGGGGTATATGCTTTATATAGATGGATACGTAGGATATGAGTTTACGTAAATGGGTTGGTGAGAAGTGGGTTGATATTGGAGCACCAAAGAAGAATGGTAAGTATCAACCATGTGGTAGAAGCAAGGGATCTAAACGTAAGTATCCTAAATGTGTACCACTAGCTAAAGCAAAGCGAATGACATCAGCACAGAAGACATCAGCAGTAAAAAGAAAACGTAGTGTTAAACAAGGAGTGGGTGGTAAGCCTACTAATGTAGCAACCTTTAAAAGAAAGAAAAAGAAGTAATGGCTAAATCACCAGCATGGACAAGAAAAGAAGGCAAGAATCCTAAAGGAGGATTAAATGCTAAAGGTCGTGCCAGTTATAATAAAGGTCGTACTAAGACTGGTAAGAAAAGAAATCTAAAAGCACCGAGCAAAGTAGTAGGCAATAAAAGACGTGCTTCGTTTTGTGCAAGGATGAAAGGTATGAAGAAAAAGCTAACGAGTAAGAAGACAGCTCGTGATCCTAATTCAAGAATAAATAAATCTTTACGTGCTTGGAACTGTTAGTGTATACCATTAATTATAAGATGGAGTTTAATCGCAAACCAACTAAGTACGAAGTGCAATGTAGATTATGGGATCTATTAGCTAAAGGTTTTACTCTACGCACACCAGAAGAAGATGCAGAGTATAAAAAATTTATAAAGGAAAAAAATGTTTATACGTGAACTATCTTTAAAAGATTTAAATAGACTACGTTCTATTGTACGTAATACCCATTTAAAATTTTACCCTAATGAGTTTATGACAAACGTAGAAGTCGATAAATTTATAAATGCAGTCGGTCCAGAACTAGCTGGTAAGATGATCCGATACGCAGTAGACAACAAACAAGTCGAATGAAATTAAATTACAAACCTGATGGTGCAGTAGTAAAAAGTTTTATGAAAGACAATAGTTTCTTTCGTGGACTACGTGGACCAGTAGGCTCTGGTAAATCTGTTGCTTGTTGTATAGAAGTATTCCGTAGAGCCTTAGCACAGAAACCATCACCAGATGGCATACGTAAATCTCGTGTAGCTATTATAAGAAATACAAACCCACAGTTAAAGACTACGACTATGAAGACATGGTTAGATTGGTTTCCTGAAAAAGAGTTTGGTAAAATGAATTGGTCACCACCCTATACACATAGAATACAAGTAGGTGATGTAGACTTAGAAGTAATTTTTCTGGCTTTGGATAGACCAGAAGATGTTAAAAAGTTATTATCTTTAGAATTAACATTCCTTTTCTTTAATGAAAGCAGAGAAATAGCCAAGCCAATTATAGATGCTGGCACTATGCGTGTAGGAAGATACCCTTCTATGAAAGATGGTGGACCAACTTGGTATGGTGTGATAGCAGATACCAACGCACCAGACGAAGATCATTGGTGGAGTGTGATGAGTGGAGATGCACCACCACCAGAACATCTATCACGAGAAGAAGTTATGATGTTAGTCAAACCTGATAACTGGAAATTTTTTACACAACCACCAGGTATGTTAGAAAAAAGAAACTCAGATCAAGAAGTAGAAAACTATATAAATAATCCAGATGCAGAGAATAGAAACAATCTAATGCGAGATTACTATTCTTCTATTATTAGAGGAAAGACAAAGTCATGGATTGATGTGTATGTAATGAATAGATTAGGTTCAATCGAAGACGGTAAACCTGTATACAAACAATTTGCTTCAGACTTACACGTTGCCAAGCAACCAATAATACCAGCCGAAGTTCCATACTATATAGGTATCGACTTTGGTTTAACTCCAGCTTGTGTATTTGCACAACAAGTCCGAGGGAGATGGTTAATACTACACGAGATCGTAGCACAAGATATGGGTATGGTGCGATTTGGGGAACTACTTAGACAAGAAATGGTAAGTAAATTTCCCAACATACCAGTAGCACGAATATTTGGAGATCCAGCTGGAGATTATAGAGCACAGACTGATGAGTCTACTCCATTCCAAATACTACGTGGTGCTGGTATTCGTGCCATTCCAGCACCATCCAATGATGTATCATTAAGAATAGAATCTGTAACTGCACCATTGATGCGATTGTTAGAAGGTAAGTCAGGGTTGTTAATTGATAAAAGCTGTAAACATTTAATTAAAGGATTTGAAGGTGGGTATCAGTACAAACGTATGCAAGTATCTGGTGAACGATACACAGAAAAACCAGACAAGAATCACTACTCACACGTACATGATGCACTACAATATTTATTATTAGGTGCTGGAGAAGGTAGGCAAATTACTAAAAGTTCATTACAGTCTAAAGTAGTACAAGCAAAAACTAATTTTGATGTCTTTACAAAAGCACCAAAAAAGAGTATACGAAAGAAGTGGAACGTATTCGATATTAGATCAAGATTATAGAAAGGAATTATTATGTGTTCAGGATTATTTAAATCACCTCCAAGAGTAGTATTACCACCTCCATCTAAACCTGATCCATCTATAGCTATTAGAGAAGGTGAAATAAGAGATCAAAATTTAAGCGATCAATCAGAAGCAAGTAAAGCTAGAAAGAAACAAATACAAGCTGGCTTCGGAAGAAGAAGTTTACTAACATCAAGTGGTGGTGGATATCTTTCTAATACTACTAATAATACAACTTTAAGTTAATATGAAACCAGATGCACAAAAGATACAAGCACATTTAGATACACATGAAGCTGTATGTACAGAAAGATGGCTAGAGATTATAAGTAGAGTAAAAAGATTAGAAACAATCTTTATTGCTTTTAGTGGTGTTATTATGGTAATGTTAGCAACAATAATAATTAAACAGATATAATGGTAGCATTAATTCCTCAACCCATACTGAAAGAAATGTCTAGCTTAGAAAATATGTTAGCTAGATATAAAAGAGCAGAAAGTATAAAAGAATTGTGGCGACCTACCTTTGAAGAATGTTTTGAATACAGTATGCCAGCAAGAGAAAGTTTTTATCCTACATCTGCTGGGCAAACTAAAACTGATAAGATATTTGATGAAACTGCTGTGGTTGGTGTACAAGAATTTGCATCACGATTACAAGCTGGTATTGTTCCTAACTATGCAAGATGGGCAGAACTTATAGCTGGTAGTGAAATACCATCAGAAGATCGTAATGAAGTAAATGAATCATTAGATGGTGTAACAAATTATGTATTTGAAATATTACAGAACTCAAACTTTGCACAAGAAATACATGAATCATTCTTAGATTTAGCTGTAGGAACAGGAGCAATGTTAATAGAAGAAGGAGATGCAATAAAGCCTATAAAATTTACTGCTGTCCCTTTATCAAGACTTACATTAGATACAGGACCGAATGATATTATAGACACAGTTTATAGAACAAGAAAAATAAAAGCATCTAATATTCAATTAATTTATCCACAAGCAAATGTACCAGCAGAAATAACTAGACAGTTACAAAATGGTAACGATATGTTTGTACAATTAATAGAATGTGTATCAAGAAACTATAGTAAACCAAATGTAGAAATGAATGACTTTACAGTATTTGGTACAAACCCTCAACATATATATGTTCAAGAACAATTTACAGGTGAAGGATCAAACCCATATGTAGTCTTTCGTTGGAGTAAAGCCGCTGGTGAAGTGTATGGTCGTGGACCACTTTTAAATTCTATGCCAGCAATAAAGACCTGTAACCTTGTAATAGAAATGATATTAGAAAATGCACAGATGGCAATATCTGGTATGTATCAAATGGAAGATGATGGAATAATAAATGTAGATACAATTCAACTATTACCAGGAACTATCATTCCACGTTCTCCATCTTCTCGAGGATTAGAGCCAATTAAAAATGCTGGTAACTTTAATGTAGCTGATCTTGTATTAAAAGATATGCGACAGAATATTAAACGAGCATTGTATAATGAAATGTTAGGTGACCCTAATCGTACACCAATGTCAGCTACAGAAGTAGCAGAACGTATGGCTGATCTATCAAGACAAATAGGTTCATCATTTGGTAGACTGCAAGCAGAGATGGTAACTCCAGTGTTACAAAGAGTGATACATATTTTAAAGAAACAAGGCAGAATAAATATACCAACAGTAAATGGTAGAGAAATAAAAATACAGTCTACTTCTCCACTAGCACAAGCACAAGCTAACCAAGATATTAATGGATT